TGCTTCGCCCGGTTCTTTACTCCACGCCTGACCAAGAAATTCACCACCCATACCGGCAGCCGCATCGGCTCCGATTTCTAATCCAATGTTTGCCCCTCTTTGAAAATTTGTAAATCTTGGGTACGTCTGTTTTGAGCGTTTCCAAGCTGCTCCATCAATAAGTTTACCACCTTTAATTGCGTTCCCGCCATGATGTAAGGATGCTGCAATTTTACCCGCCATCATACCTGAAAAGGCATCTAGCAATGCTATTGGTAAACCTTTCTTTAATGCTTTATCTTTTATCGCATCTCTTGTGATTTGGTTATTCCAAGCAGCAGCAAATACTTTTGGATTTTGCCAATCGATATTTAATTCCTGCATTCCTTGAAGCACCATACCGGAATATTCAAGAACCATGGATGCAGTACCCCAGTTCAACCGTGCAGCAATACCCGCTCCCGACAATGCTCCACCGGTAACTGTAACAGGAGCAAGTGGACCGCCAGCTAATCCGGCGGCTCCACCAGCCGCGGCACCGCCTGGAATTGTATACATACCAGTTCGCACATACGCTGGGAGGAAAGAGGACATTGATTCCACAAATAATTCTGGAATCGCTTCGGCATTATCAAACAGAAGATTGCTGATTGAATCCCAAAGACCTTTTGATTTGTAATTCTGAAATTTCTTTGCGGCTGAACTGGTTGGGATTTCACCAAGCTCTTCAGCAGCCTGAATAAATTTTTCGATTTCGGATTGGTCGGCGGCATTTAAAAAGAAATCATCAGCATATTTGCTCATCTCATTCATTTTCATGCCACGGCTAAATGCATTGATCATGCTATCCGCCATGCGAGAGAAGAACCCTTTACTTTCGGTCTGCTCGACAATCTCGTCGGTTAATCCAAATTGAGCTGCGAGCTGTAATGCTTTTTCAAATGAGTCATTAGCTTCCTCCATAGGAGCTTTAAGCTCTTCTTTTCTATTCGCTGCGAGCCAGTCAATCTGTGCTTTTTCGCGGTTAGAATATGCAGACCGTACCGCATTCATGATCTTGGCCACATTTAAGCGCTCTTCTCCACCCAATTCATTAAATGCTTCTTCAATCGGACGACCTTTATACTCTTTGATCCCCATCTTCTGGGCTTTTTCGATATCAAGAATATCTGTATCCATACGGCTCATGCCGACCGGATATCCGTCAAGCATTCCGTTCTTAGAGAATAACACTCCTCGGTCGCGCATTTGGCGATCCTTAGCCACTGATTCGCGACGAGTCATGAATCCAGCCATGTCCCCGCGCATTGCCGCAGCCATGCGATCTTGTTGTGCGTAAAAGTCTTTTGATCGCTTACCCGTCTCCGGGTTTACCATTCCTTTTATTTTATTTCTTGGGTCTGTTCGGTATAGATTTGATCGTAAACCAGTTTCCGGATTGACCATTCCTGGATCCTCGAACTGCATCTGGTCAAGCATTTCATCAGTTGCCTTCTTGCTTCTAGGTTTGGAGCTGGATGCCGCTTTTCTTGCTTTTAATGCATCATCAAGCTGCATGCGTGGAAGCATGGTCATTTGATCCATCAATGCAGTTTTTTGAGCATTGGATCGGTCGGCCATTGCCCGGCGCATTTCTTTCTCTTGCTTTAATCTTTGGAATTGATCACGCAAGCCATTTGGGGAGTTCCATTGAGTAAACCCTTTTAATCTTCCGCGTGCTGCGATTTTTTCATCTGATTCACCAAAGAAACCATCTTCACTTTTACTGAGAGCGAGGTCGCCTTTGTACATATCCTCGATCGCATTGGCGTAATCGTCATCGGTTTCAAAGTCTCCGTCAAAACCACCAAGACTCTGATAGTACGGTCTGAATTTTGTCTTTACGAAATCATCATAGCGATCTTCATATAGCTTGGCTGATGCACTGTGAGCGCTGGCATCTTGATTTACATATGTATATTGTTTTTTCTTCTGCTCATATACATCGAGATCGTAGTCGTTGAAGTTTTGATAGGGTTGAGCTTGCTGCTGGGGCTCTTGCGGAGCGTATTGAGGTTGAGCTATTGAGCTTTGGGTCTGAGGCTTCGGCCCGCCAAATGGCTGATACTGCCTTTGGATTGGTTTACTTAGAAACTTTTCGAACCCGTCGTCTTTCTCGCCCGAGTTGTCTTTAATTCCTAAGTCGTTGAGAACTGAGTCGTCGAAGGACATAAACTTTAGACGTTAAACCGAGTATGGATTGAATATCTCTTGCTCGCCTCGTTTCTTTCGGAATTGATTTACGATTCCGACCTGTTGGTTCATGGGTAGGCTGTTCATTAAATCCATTCCGGCATCAGCTCGGGGTGTTGGCATTTTGGCAAGCTCTCTTTGTCTTGCTGCTTTTTTTGCAAGCTCGGCTTGTTGAGCTCGTCGTTTTGCAAATGCGTCTTCGTTACCATCGGCATACCTATTATATGTACTTCCCAAATCAGCGAACGGGTTTGACATTTCGCCAGAACGAGCACGCTTTTGTGGATCCGCTCTTTTTTCATTGTTTGCCATTGTGGGAGTATACGCTCCCGTTTTCATGTCAGCTAAATTTCTGTAGCCGGTAATTCCGTAGGTTCCGTCTGGTTTCTTTCCGTATACAGGGGATTGGCCTTTAGGTTTTTGTGGCGCTGGCGCTGGTGCCGGTGCTGGAGCTGGAGTATTTTGAGCAATTGGCGTAGGTGCCGCATCTACTATTTTATCTGAATAGTCTGGAATACTAGAATCATCTAAAGGACTTTTAACATCTACTATTTTATCTGAATAGTCTGGAATACTAGAATCATCTAAAGGACTTTTAGCATCTACTATTTTATCTGAATAGTCTGGAATATTAAGATCATCTAAAGGACTTTTAACATCTACTATTTTATCTGAATAGTCTGGAATATTAAGATCATCTAAAGGGCTCACCGCTTGCTCTTTAACTGTTTCGGGTTGTTGCGGGTTGTATTTATAATTCTGAATAAAAGCTCTTTGCTGAGCTGGGCTCATCGCTCCAAACTCGGCGGTTGTAGCGGTTCCATCTTTATTGGCAACGGATGGGGGGTTCATGCTAGCGGCTTCGTATTGCGATTGGATGTCTGCTTTTGGCGGGGTGTAACCCGATGCCATCAAATCATTATACTGTTGTTGTACGAACGGGTTGGAGTCGTCGGAAAAGCTTCTATTTCGGTAATTAGATACCGCTTCGTCCTTTTGCTGATCGCTTAAGCGATCCCATGCTCCGGCTCGGCGTCCGTTTGTTGCGTCGTATCTATCTCTAAAAAAATTGTTTTGGTCGGACTGCTTCTTTTCCTGCTTGATAAAATCCCCCATTTGGCGATTTGCTTCGGCCTGCATGTTCATCTGAGCACGGTTTGCTTTAGTCGCTCCGCCTGTTCCGAGAGGTACATTTGCGGGTAGTGATTGAGCAGCGTCATTTATATTTTTAAACCTTTGGCCTGCGCCCGTTGGGCCTGCGGGCTGGGCTGGAGCTGGAGCCGCTCCGCCCTCGGGTTGATCTAAAGTTTTTGGGGCTGCGGCCTCGGCCGCCGCTTCTGCTTTCTTCTCGGCCTCGGCTTTGACTTTTGCCGGGTCTCGATAATCTGGTTTAACTATCTGATCTTTTTCCGCTATCTCTTGGGCGGTAACCTCTTCTTTCGGTATAGGTTCGCTAGGGGTGGGCCCTAAATCTATATCCGAATTTCTCATTAAATCTTCTAAACTGGGCTGGCTTCCGGGGCTAACGGGGCCCATTGGTGTTGCATGCTCCACACCATCGTCGCCATCCTTCATGTTATAAGGCATGTACGAATATGGATCAAAAAGAGGGTATTTCTTAGTGAAATTACCTATATTTTGAAGCCAGTTAAGACCGTCTCCGTGAGGCGCATCTAACACATCTTCTCCTCTTTTTCCGGGAAATAGCTCATATATAGAAGATTTTCCCTGCTTCTTTGCGTACTCAGCTAAAAGATCTTTAGCTTTGGGGTCAGTTTGAAGCCATTTACGAGCGTGGTATGGATCCATCTTTCCCGCGTTGAGCATTTTTTGGTAGTCTGCCATAGCGAAAAGAGTAGTTGCGTGGAATTACGGCATCAACCGCTTGTAATTCTTCTTAATGGCACCTAAAGGGACGCGCATGAAGCCGTCGGGGCACATTAGGCCGGGATTCTTATGCAGCATTCTATTGGTAATTTTCTTTTTCTTGGGTGCTTTAAATGTGCTTGCCGAATCGATATTGTACAATGCGATGGCCGCGGCTAGGACATGATCATCATGATGACCGGGAGCCGCTTCGGGTTTGCCCTTGTCGTTAATTACAAAGGTTTTCATCTCTTTCAAAACATCAATATCCGGGATATCAAAGTTCTCCTCCAATAATTCCGCTGCCATATGATCAATAACCGTTTTGCGGGTAACTTTATCAGTGCTCCAGCCAAAGCTTTTCTCGACCATTCCGCTGGAATCATTAAATCGACGGCGGCGGTACACGCTTAATCCCGCTTCCAATAAATATTTTAACAATGCCAATCCGGAATTGTTTACCTCAGGGATAATAAATGCATCGCCATACCATCGGGCGGCACCTTCGATCTCCTGAGCGAGCACTCCGATATCCAATCGGCTGTGATGCAATGCAACCATACGCGGGACATGCCAATTACCATGCCAGTCTTCATAGGGAGCCTTCCAAACCTGAACAGAATGGAAATCAGGGTCAGCAGCAAGACCCTGCATTTGCTGATCCTCCCCGGTGCATGTATCAACCGAGATCAAATATTTGGAATCATACTCGGGTTCCTCATATATTTTCCAGTTCCCAAGGCGGTCGGGCTTAAAATTAGCGGTTTTGCCATCGGTTTGGACGCTCATGGTTCCCATTTTAGGCTTAAGATCCGTTGATGCTTTCACCATTTTATCAAGATTGGAAACATGGAACCTTGGGCGGGATGACATTAAGAAACATTCCTCGGGATCGCTCGGATATTCCTGACGGAATTTCGAAAGATCGCCATTGCATTTGTCCTGGAGGACTCGTCTGCGCCAATGCAGTTGTTCATAGCCGACATCAAATCTTTCCATCTCCTCTTTTTCATCCTCCGTCATGGTATCCTTGAAATCCTGAAGCTCCGCATCGGAGTGAAATGGGATAACTGAGTCGTCAAATTCAAACCACGCGGCAAATATCTTCGCCCATTCATTGTCCTGTACCCATGTACGATAAAACCAGCCATTGGGGCCGTTGGGTGTGGAGTCTGCTACAACAAGAGATACATTGTCCCCGTCATATAGACTCTGCAAATATCCCAAAGCGGGGTCTCTTTCTCCCTGCATAGGCCAGAATGCAACCTCAGTCATATTTCCGACCTGAATGGTACCGGATCGTCCAGCATTCTTGGATCCTGCGGTCTCTTTTCCGTAGGCCGATTTGCTTTTTAATTTGATTAAGTCCGCAAGGTTACCGCCGTCGGCTAAAGATCCTCCTTCTTCGGTCCAGGGGAATTGGTCGTACTCCGCATATCGGCGGTATATTTCGAAAACCTTGTCACTGGTTCCGCTGATATCCCCCATCAAAGAACCTGAGAGATTTTCATGCTTTCGCATATGGTGATATGTCAAAGCCTGCGCACATGTACTCGCACCCTTTTGCCGGGGCTTTAATATGATCATTTTGCACGGTTTATCCTCTATCTGACATTTCCGGTAGTGGGCAAACATACGCTTTTGAAGCGTATTAGGCTTGGGTTTGATGTCCTTGCCCCGTTTATCTTTTATAACCCCGAAGGTGCTAAACCAAATCTCGGGATCTATGCGTATTAAGTCTTCTAGTTGTTCAGTATTCTGGGTCATTGAACTGGATTTGGCTTATGTGTCGGACTGTCGTCCATTCGAATATCGTATCGATATTCATGTTTATAATGATGATAGTTATGAACCGTGCATGCAGGGATGCTCAAAAGGACTATAATTCGAATTAGCACTTCCAACGGCGGCGGGCTGCTTTACCTCTTTCACCCGTCCAGCTTTTGGAGCGTGCGCAAAATGATTTCCGTCTACCGGCCGCTTTACTGCCCTTCTTTACCTTACCTGTGACCGCAGTCTTGAGCTTGGATCCGGGATTAGCTTTGCGATAAGCCGCTACTCCTTTCTTTGTCATACCGGCCCCCTTCTTGACTGATCGGTAGTTAGCTCCTTTACCCTTAGTAGTCTTCCGTATGGGCTTACTTGGTTTTCTTTTTGCGGGCATCAGTATTTACTTTTTTTTGCGCGCGCACTTTTGGCAGCAGGCTTTTTTTTTGAGCCTGTTTTACGCTTTGCTTTAACTTTAGCGGCGGGTTTCTTTTTTCCGTATGTTCTTCCGAATCCTGGCATTACTTTTTTCCTTTCTTTTTTATTGGTGATGTTCGTTTCCCCATACCAACCCTACGTTTTTCAGCTACTACTGATTTCTTACGCTTCCCCACGCCTTTCCATGTGACGGGAGTTTTTTTAGAAACTTTTTTACTAGGACGGCATTTTTTAACACCTTTGGTTTTTTTGCTACCGCATGCATTACCATTCTGATCCGTCCACTTTTCCTTGAACCAACGCTTGAGAGACGCTCCTTTAGATGTCTTTCTTACCGTCATTATTTTTTCTTAGCTCCACCTCTTTTACGGCACTTCGCGATCATTCCTGATGCATATGCACTAGGAAATACTTTATGTGATGCTTTTGCTTTCCTATAACAAGCGTCCTTCTTTGTTTTCTTGGCCGCGCTAGCTTTTTTCTTTTTTGCTGGCATGTTTATTTCTCCTGTTCATTGCCCTCGCCAAAGCCTGACGCTTTGCTACTTCCGCGGGCGTGTTCATAAATTTAATTTGTTCGAGGCTGTGCATTATCTGTTTAGTGGGTGGTTACCGGTGCCCGCTCTTTTTCTTTTTAAAACTTTCTCGTTGTGATCTGAATGCCCAGTTATATCTCTCAACCCTGCCTCTTTTAGTCGCTGTTTAGTGCGGCCTCCGTCTCTATAACTAGGCTCAGGTTCTGGTTTCAATTTGTAATTGCTGTCGTCATTGTCGTAATTCTTCCAATCAGCCCGCAGCCTACCCCCTGGTCTCGGGTCGTATGTCTGATACTTAACTTTCCCTTTTTTTGCTTTTCGTATTCTTATCTCTCCTTTTTCATCGTGGTAGGGAGCTCGGTATCGGTTATCGCCACCTCTGCGGCTGTAACCAGTTTCAACATCATATTTTTCTTTTTTCATAGCTGTGCATTATTCCTCCTCAATCTCATCCAAATCGAAATCGGGCTCGAATTCGACTGTGGTATCGCAGAATCTCTCGATTACGCCGATTGCGATATGTGACATTTCTAATTCATCTAAGTCCGATTCCTCCCACCAACGGACAAAGACCGCCGATAGTTCGTGTTCAAACTTTTTTCCTGGGCCTATATCTTTGCTCATAAAGTTATGCTGTTTGCGGTCCACGGCCTGTGAATAAGCCCGCGGGTTTTTGGTCGTTTTTGCCTAGTCTTAGGGCTTCTTTGAAAAGTTCTACTGGGAAGTCTTCAGGTTTATCTCGGTAAAACTCCCCCCAACGAGGGTCTGTGGTCATCCAGTGTTTGAACATGCCGTCTATATGCTCTTTTGGTATGGGCATACCTCCACGAACGGCTGGGTGGTTCCTATCAAGTCGTTGCGCATTGTCCGGTAAATACGTCGCGTTATCTCTCACGTGATCTTCAACGGTGTATCCATAGTATGGGTTTTTAGAACCGTCTTTCTTGTATTGGGTTTCCTGTTGAAAAGTGTCAGACAGTTCTTGCTTTTCTTTTTCACCTAAAACTTTTTGCAATGCAGGATTATGAATATAATCTCTTTTTACGGCGGAAGCCTCGGCTTGAATTTCTTGCGGACGCGCGTTCCAAGCACCTCGGTTATTTTCGACACCACCGTATTCGTATTTACTTGGGATTTTAATATTTCTACGAGGGTCGTTGATTTGTTTTTGTAAACTGTGCGCCGCCTCGTGGATATAAGGAGGGTTGTCGTCAAACATCCGAATTGTTGGTTCTTCGGTGTAATACGGCTGTCCTTGTAATGTAGTAACGCCTTCTCGTGCAAAATGCCCCCGTTCACCCATGTCTCTTGTAATACTATTAGGATCCCAATACTCAGTTCTCACTTTTTCACCACCTCTCCCCCAGTCGGGGACTTGTAAAGTCTTCTGAAAAGGTCGGTTTGGGTCTTGCCCGCGCTCATAGGCCTGGTTCAATAAGTATTGTTCAACCTCGACATCCCTATTTGGGAACTCTTTTTGCACCGCATCGTCAAAATTCAGGTTTTCGACATAGTAGGGCTCTATCGGCTCCTGTTTTCGTCGGTAATAATCCGAACCCCAACCGGCAACATCGGTCTCAATAGGCTCTAATTGGATAGTATTACTCATTTTCTAGCTCCAAAGGGGCTTCTTTTACTGATTCTGAGTAAACATCGACAATTTCGTTCAAATCTACACCTGATTGTCTAAATCGGGACATGATTTCGGCCGGAGAAGCGCTTTTTTGCGTCTCATTGTTGATATTTATCTCGGCTCTGGTCGCTGGTTTGCCAAATCCGTACTCTAACATCAATTTTGCTGCGGTTATACGAACCGTATGGGCGGGTGTTTCGGCATATTCCACTCCCCTTTCACCATCTGCGCGGTTTCTGCGGACAGTTTGGTTCGCTTTTAATCCTTCACGTAATGCAACCATAGCTGCATCAAAGTCATCATCGTGAATGAACTTGTGAACATCCTCTCTTAATCTTGTTACTTGTTGACTAGGCATAAATTTTTTCTGATATGGGTTCCCTTTTGTATAACAGAGTACCTTTTTGGTACCCCCCACACCACCGGATGGGGGTCGGCCTTCGAAAAGATAGTTTTTTATTTCTGTGATTGATAGGCGACTGCGAGTGGTAGTGATAGTGGTACCACGGGAGAGGTGGGGGGTGCCCAGCTCTGCCTTGGTGGCACTAGTGATAGTACTCGATAGTCGCGAGGCAGATACGAAGTCGATACACTTCCTGTGTGTCGAGTTTGTATGTGACTAATAGTCAACGGCTTAGCTGTGCTGACGCACTGGATTCAGAATCCAGTTACGGTTGAGGAGAGCGAGGCGTCGGGAAATGGTACATTTCGCGTCCCTCGGTCCCTCAGAGTCTGGAGTGTGAATTTAGTGTGGCAGTGGAGATAAGTCAAAGGTTGACTCGGAGCAAAAAAAGGGAGACAGGTCGCAAGACCTGCCTCCGTTTTGTTGTGATTTTAGACTGCGAACTTAGCTCGAATTACATTCGAGTAAGTTTTGCCGTCTTTGCTGGAGACTTCATCCTGAAGGGTGATGTCTGCAGTTGTTGAATGCGTTATCTTAGAGATAATGTCTTCAACTTGTTGAACGCTGGTTGCTTTGTGGCCTTCGGCTACAACGTATTTAAGCGTTCTTTCGGGCGTAGCACGAGTAGGTATGACGCAAGTCTTACCGTTTTTTTCTAAGCGAATGTTGCCGTCCTCGTAGATGTCGGTAACAGTTGCTTTTTTGTAAGAACCAGCTTCAAGCTTTGCTTTAGGTTGGTTTGATGCGAATGGATTAGTATAAGACATGATGTATTATTTTTTGTAGTTAGTGTTTGATGAAAGAAGTTCAATCAATACGCCTCATGTAATGAGGAAAAACTAACTTGAATAAGAGAAGAGCTTAAATGATAGTATGCTAGCGGACGGCATTGACTCGGGGTAAAAAAAGCCCCGCCAGCGGGTGAGGCTGACGAGGCGTGTGTATTGGACTAACTACTGAACAAAGGGGTCATCGTATGTATTTTTACATTTCTTCATGTATGTTTAAGTCTTTATTTTTGATGCGCTCTCGGATTAATCTTGGGTAGACATCTTTAATGATCCAGCGGTTTAATTTATGGTCAAACAATCCCCAACTTGGAGGAGTTCGACTTTCTCCTAATTTAAGATCTCGACTTATAGCCCACGCACAGCGACGAATTTCATATCTTTTCATAATTATTTGAGTGCTTGCATGAGCCATGCTTGATCGTGGCATGCGATGTGTGCGTATTTAAGTATGTCTTCGTGAGAATATTTACCGGTTAGCATGGATTCGATGTAGGCTTCGTAATGGCATTGAAAGCCATGACTAGCTTTGAGCGGTATTAACTGACGAATGAGATTATATTCTGCATCGTGTGCTAGACTTTGTATTGATTCATATATGTCTGCTGCGGGCCAGTTTTCGAATGGTTCCCATGCGTTACTTTCTATGAATTCATTGAATTGATCATCAGTCCAGATGTTATAGTTGGTAGGCAATTTTTTGGTAAGGAATGTACCGGATGCCCATATGATTAATTCTTCGTGTGTCATCGTATGTATTCTCTTTCTTTAAGGTAATCTTCGAAGTCTTTTTCGAATCCGTCTAGCCAGGTTGGTGATGATAGTGCGTCAGCCATTTCTTCGCATAGATTGGTGGTATCTAGATCGTAATAGAAATCGAATTTGTTTTTTAACGACATGTCTTTTGTGAACTCTGCATAGGTTGGGAGTATAGATTCATGAGTACTCCATTCTGTTTCTACTTCGTCATCTGTTAGATCACATGCTACATAGATATTTGTTATGTTGTGACTGAGTTCATCTGCGAAGACTACGTTGTTATTATATGATTTTTTGTTTAGTATT